TGTTCCAGATACTGAGTGTGTGTGGCCGGGCAAGTTTGTCTCTGCCAGAGTAACAGTGTTTGAGCCACCGGTCGCATCAACAGCATAGCTATTGCCCGCGCCAACAATAAAGCGGTCACGCAAGTCTGGGGTGCTGTTTGTGCCGTCACAGATAACCCATCCGCTTGGGATAGAGCCAGTGGAGCCAGACCACAATGCAATCACACCAGAAGGAACGCCCTCGATTCCCGTAAGAGCGGAACCATCAACAGCAGGAAGAGCGCCAGATCCATCAAGCTGAACAAGGTTGTTTGCAGATGTTCCCGCGTTCAAAGTTGCCGCAGTGCCCAAACCAAGATTTGTTCGCGCGGTTGACGCGCTCGCCAGATCCGACAAGTTGTTTGCGACTGTAAGGTTGTTGCTCGTGATGAACGTGGCGCTCACATCAACAACTTCTGCGCCAGCACCTGCTCCATCACAATAAACAATAGCGCTGTCGCCGTTAAGAACAGTAACGTTGCCGCCAGAACCCTGTGTAAGAACAACAGACTCACCAGAAGAGTTCTTTACAATAAATGTGCGCTTCGCATCACTCGGACTGATTGTTACTGTGTTCGTTCCGGAAGGAGAACCACCAAACACAAGAACGCCATACTGACCATCTGACAAAGTCCCGTCAGAAACTGTCAGGGTGTGCGTTGTGCCAGACAGAGAGATTGATCCCGCTTGAGAAACCATGCGGTCAATAATCTGCAAGTTTGTGTTTGTCGTTTGTCCCCAGCTTCCTGACTGTTCGCCGTCTGCGATCAGTTCAATACCAGAGCCTGTATATGTGCTAGGCATACTTCAAATCCTATGCTGCTATTTCAGTCCAGACAGTGCCCGGATTCGGAACGATTTTACCCCAGACAGTATTTTTCCCGATAATACCCGTGCCGGATACACCAGTCAACGATACAACTGCGGAGCCATCAACAGTGACTTGTTGCGTTCTGGCGTTGCCTTGCACCCCTGTCGGGGCGACAACAACATTTGCGCTAACCAAAACAGAACCAACAGATCCAGTTGCCTCAAGGCCAGTGGTTGGAACATTTGCCGTTCCAGAAACTGTTGGAGATCCAAGCTGACTATCAGCAGAAACGCCATCCGGGAACACATTAGACACAATGCCAACAGAAACAGAACCAACCGCAGATGTTGCGGACAAGCCAGTTACTTGAATCTCAATGTCTGTAAATGCAAATACCGTTCCGACCTGAGCGGATGCCTGAACGCCAGTTGGGAAGATGTTTGACTGCTGTGCAGCAGTCACATCACCAAGAGCGGTTGTCGCCTGAACCCCGGTGACCTTAACATTTGGCCCGACACCAACAGCCACCGATCCAGTTGAGCCAGTGGCCGCTACACCTGTTACATCAGTGACAGACTCAGCAGATACAACGACAGAACCTACTGATGATGATGCCTCAATTCCGGTAGTCGGAACATTTGATTCACCCTCAACAGCAACAGTTCCAGTCGAGCCAGTTGCAGATACTCCAGTTACCTGATGATTACTATCTGCTGATACAAGGACAGAACCAACAGCAGATGTCGCAACAATTCCAGTTACGATAACTGGTGCTGGCTCACCCCAAGCGCCTTCGGCCCACGCGGCACGGCCCCAACCTTGCAGGGTTGTGTTAGCCATGCGCGCGGCCTCCTATTAAGCGATACGGATGATCGCGTTGCTCGCGTCAGCCGTTGGGAACTGAATCGTAAAGGTGCCGGAAGTAGATGTCTTATCGGAACCAAAGTCCAAAACAGCAACCGCAGGATTACCTGTTGCTGTGTCGTTATAGATCAACGCGCCACGAGCAGTGATGGTTGCGGTGGTGAACGACAAGTCTGCGAAGTCAGTAATTGCAGTTGTGCCTGTCGCTGTTGGGGTGACGTTTGTCAAAGAACCGCCACCTGCTGCATACGAACCAGAGTTGCCAACTTCGTTTGTTGCGGAGTAAGCAGTCGTGGAAGCGCTCAAAGTTGCAGTCGCAGTGTAAAGAGCCAGCTTAAAAGTGTTGCCGCCAGTAGAAAAATTATGAACACCCTTCAAGAGCTCTACCTTGAACGATGTGCACATTGCGTTGCCAGAAAAGGCCATATCACAGTCTCCTAAGTTGATCAGCCAGATCGTGGAACCCAGCATCTCTGATTTGAGCGCACATCGTGGCTCTGTCTTCTTGCATCGCCATACTAATATAATGACGCACTATTTTCAACATATGCTCTCGATACGCTTTAGCTTGTTCGCGTATCGCTGGATGAGCATTTTCTGATACCGATATTAGCTTATCAACGCACATTTCGGCAATAGCGTCTGGCGAGTGACCGCCCTTCTCTGATGTAACCACATTAAAATTAAAGTCAGGCATTTCACCCTTTAGATTGAACATGCCTTACCCCTTGTAAAGAAAGCCATCTTTTGGCTCTGGCGGCTCTGTGAACAGAGAATTCTTTTTAACTGTGAACTGGCCGTTGTCGATCTCAAGGCGAAGTGGATCATCAAGGCGATGATATCCATACAACTTTTCTTCTGGTGGCACATCAGTATCCATAAGGGATGATGTCGGGGAAATAACTACCGCACAACCACGCGCATTCAAGATACCGATCCAGAACTCAACGCAGGCACGGCCTGCTTCTGCCACATAGATGTTCTGGCGATATGCATAATCCAAACCAAACAAATGTAACTCAGACACACCAGTTGCTGCAGCAAAGCCCATCGCATATGCGGGTGTATTGTTGAAGTAAAACTGACCCGTTCCCTGCATGACCTGTTGAAGCGGAAAGTCCACAACACTTGGGCAGCGGTCATCCTTGGTGCAGCTATAGATCGGAAACGGCTGCTCGCGCGTAATCAAGTTGCGCATTGTCATCGTTTGGTTTCCGGCAACATCATCATCGATAAAGCGAGATGGTGGATCCATCATAAACATGCGGTTGCATGGAAACACGCTTCCTGTTGCGTTGATTGTCCACACTTCATCGTATTCGATGGAGTTGCAACGTGCCGTGATATATGCGCCTGCCGATGACCCCATAGCCACAATAGCAACACGCTTACCTTTTAGGTCTGGTAGTTCCATGGATTTCCCCTTCTCTTGCAATCTTAACGGCGAATGAATTCGCCATCACGATAGTTATCCCGCATGCTGCGGATGCCAACACCACCAAGCTGCGCAAGTGCCTCTTGGTAACGCTGTTCATAAAGGTTTAGCATATCTGCCTCACCCTTCATGTAAGTATATGCCTCAATCAGGCAGCCGTAAAGTAAAGCGGCTTCCGCATTATCGCCAAGCCAAGATGTGCCAGTAGTCACGATGGATGGCGGGTCAAAGTAGTAATGAAGCTCGACTGTGTAATCCGCGTCTGGCGTTGGGCCTAAAATAAAGTTCCCGCTTCCGACTGTATCATCGCCATCAAACTGCCCATAAAACTGTGGCAGTGCCTGAGTCGCAGATGTCGGATATGCTTCACGGATAAAGTTTACATCCTTATCGAGCAGATAATTGTAATTGCCAGAACCATCAACAACAGCAATAGAGAACACAGATAGAAAGTCTGCAGGCCGTGCAAGATACTGATTGCCTGCAGATGTGGATGCAGTCGCGTTTTTGCGAAGCTCCGGAATCATCACGGAACGGTAAATCCGCTCTTCCGCCTGACGGACGAAAGTCGGAATCTGACTCACGAAGGTTGTTTCTTCGTTCTCAGTATAGTCTTTGATGGCCTGAACCAGTTCCGTATAATTCATCTATCAGCCCCGGCTGAAGTTGCCGCCTCTGGTTGCTGCGCCCATACCACGGCACATGCCGCCTTTAGCCATGCGCTGTGGCATTAGAGATTCTGCGTCACGCGCTTCGCGCTCTGCTGCACGATTACCACGCTCTGCTGCGCGGCGCTCTTCTGCTGCAATTTCTACTTCGCGAGGGCGAGGAGAAGGGACACGGGATCTTTTGGGTGCGGGCATATCAACCTCACGAAGTTGTAACTGTTACGGTTCCTACTGAACCTACCATATAAACAAGCGGATTCCCAACAGGATTCCACCCGAAGAGCCCACGGCTTTCCTGAAGAGATGTATCTGGGCGCGGATTGCGCAGAGACTGTGGGTCTGTGATCTTCAGCCTGCCAAGGAAATTTTGCGGATGATCCGGATCAACCACATCGTATCCAACACGGAATCCTGTCTTTTGTCCATCCTTATACTCCCAGACAAGCTCATTGAGCGGGTATCTGAACCCGGTCTTGTCGCAGTATCCATAAGCATATTTTCCACGGGCATAGCTCAAATGTATGCACTCCAAGGTGTGAAGTGTGACGATGCACGGGTTTCATCTTCAGCCGCAGCCATCTCGAACTGGCGCTCATATTCCTCACGCAGCGCTTGCGCGCGGCCCGCAGCCTCTGGCTTCTTCATAGCAATCTGAAATGCCAGACCAGACACTAGCGCCGGGACAAAGCGAGGAGGAACCCCTGCAGAGCCTGAAATGCCCGCTGAGAGGCCGTCAATGCCCTTCAGGCGGTAGTAGAACAAAGTATAGTCGTTGGACTCTGGAACGGGCCACACAGTGGCTGTAACGTTGCTCACGCCGCGATCCACATAAATCTGAACTGGACGGCCTGTGATGTTCTTGTTCGTCTGCTGCGCATATGTTGCAACACTGATCCGCTCAAGAGCGGTATCAATCTGGTTTACTCCAGTGCCAGTGCGAAGCTGATGCTCAATCAGGTCAACTGTGTCTGTCGGCATTGTGTATGTTGCCGTGCCAGCGGTAAGAGCTTGTGTGCCAGACTCAATAGTGAACAGATTCAAGCCACGGTTCTGCCACTCAAGGGTCAACATGTTCAAGCTACGGCGCGCAGTGCGGAGATCGTAACCTGAGCGCATCTCAAGACCAGCGCGCTCATACGCTTCTTCGAACAATTCAGCGAGATCTGGAGTTACAACAGCCATGTTACGGCCTCCGAAGCATGCCGCCGATGCCCATCATCAACGGATTCTGTGCACCAGATATAGCACTTTGCAGATTAGAATACGAGGTGCCGTATGGAGTCGGGGCCGGCAAGCTGCCTGTTGGTTGAGTTCCCATCGCCGGAACTGGCGCTTGTGGCACTGCAACATTTGGAGCAGGAGGCCAAGGCAAATAAGAGGGCCACCAAGATGGGCGCTCTCCGGGGATCTGATTAGGATCTGCAGTTGTTGGCGTTGTTTCCATGCCGCTTGCTTGAGGAGCGCCATCTCCCATAGCATTCATATCTGCAGTGTGTTGCTGAGCCAAAAGACGAGACTGCTCCTGCATCTGCATGCCATAAGGAGTCATCTGACCATCAGGGCCAAAGCGCGGAGGAAACGCACTTGCTGGGCGCATGTGCTTCATCAAACCACGGCCCGCCTGCATAATAGTGGAGCCCGGCATAATATTGCGAAGAACGCCCATAATGCCTTGAGGCTGAGAAGCCGCCGCTTGAGCGGCTGCATTAAGAGCAAGCTTGTCAGCAAGGCCCGGAGTGCCGGGCGCAGCCATACCAAGGTTTATCTGCCCATAATTAGGCGCAGTCTTTCCACCTACAAACGGCTTTGTAATTTGATCCATGCGGGAGCCGTCAGGCATTTGCGGTGCGCCACCGCCGCCGCCGCTAAACAAATTACTAAAGAAGCCAGCAATACCACCGCCACCGCCACCACCGCCGCCAACGTTGACAGCAGCCTGCTTGGCAGCGGCTGACATCGGGGAAGCTCCTGCAGAGAAACTACCCTTGGAGCCTTTTGTGTTTTCTTGTTGTCCGCCGGGGTTCTTTGCCATCGTTATCTCCTATGACGAGCAGTCTTCTCTGCAATCTTCTTTGGTTGCCGGACAAACTGCTTGCCCTTTCTTGTGCCCTCACGCTTGGCGCGAGAGGTCGCAGCATACTCAGCATCAGAGAGAGACTTGATTGCCTTCTCAGGCAGGTATCTCTCCCCTGTTGCCTTTGGCCCTTGAGTGGATGGCTTGCCGGATTTTGTCCGCCACTTCTGCCGAGTCCACCTCTTGAGGCTGCGCTGCGAGCTCTTGAGCGGCATTTACTTTTTCTTTGTCATACCGCCGCGCATCATCTTCGCGGGCTTCTTTGCCATACCACCGCCACGCATAGGCTTAGCCTTGCCGCCGCGCTTCATCATGGATGTCTTCTTCATTGCACGAGGCTTCATTGCCATGAGTCAGTCTCCTTTTGCGATTGACGACAAGCTCTTCATACTCATCGCTTGGATATGCTGCATAATAACCTAATGCCTCAAGCCTGTCACT